TGAAGATTTCAATCAAATCATAATACCTGCTGCTACCCCAAATGTCTTTGTTTCTGATATTGGTGCTCATATCACAGAACCTATTCTTGAGAAGTATTTCATTTGGCTTTACACCGTCTTAAAAGGCGGTGATTCGATAGTTGTCAAGCATTTCATGAACAACCCGAATCTTACAAAGCTCATGAACAAATTCCAAAAGTCTCAATGCCAGCGTGTTCCTGGTACTCGAGCTCAATCCGATGAACACTATTCTTTTGGATACTTCTATAACAAGGGTAGCAACACCGAACTACACCATGAAGAACATCTAATTGATTATCAGGCTGTTATAACACCTAAAATGTATGAAGCCTCTGTTGGCCTTGATTTCGATCACGTTGCTGCTGCAGAGTATAACAACATTGTCAAATCTTTCGACCATTCGACTGATGTTAGTTTTCATTTTAGAGGTGTTTTTGGTATTCCTGGTTGCGGCAAGTCGACTATGATTCGTAAAAGATTCCCGGATGCTTTTGTTATTGTTCCTTCAGTTGAACTCAAGGCAGATTGGAACAAGCAGGGTCACTCCAAGGTGCATACTTTTCATATAGCTCTCAAATGTTACAACGGCGAACTTCTCGTTGTTATTGATGAAGCTCAAAGCATGCAATTGTCCTACTATTACGATCTCTACAAGCACTGCTCAGCTAAGAATAGCTTCGTTAAGTTCATCTTGACTGGTGATGTTGATCAGATCAATGCGATCAACTACCGTAAGCATGCCGACTTTAAGACTATCTTTGATATTTCTAGATCTTATCTCACTGATAGCCCTATATCTAACACTATGTTGGTTAGTCATCGCATGCCTCAGGACGTTGTTAAGCTCCTCAATCATCTTTACAAGCGCTCATACTCCAGCACCAGCAAGGTTGTGAATTCTATTCGATTTTCTGAGGAATCTCCGGATTCTTTCAGATTACCTATTATGAGGTTTAACCAGCAGACTCACGCTAGCATTCCTCATAATATCACTATTCACCAATCTATGGGCACCACATTCAATGGGCTTGTCTGGGATTTTGATACCAAATCTATCACCTCTGGTATTATGGAATCTCCTGGTCACATCACTGTTGGCATTTCTCGCCACCTTAACCAACTTGTTGTGACTGGCAAGTACAATTGCTTGGAAAAAGAGTATAGGCTCTCTCAACCCATACTTAATTCTCTGGAAACAGCCGGCATTATCATCACCAGTGACACTATTTGTCCAAAGCTCATTGATCACCCTTTGAGCCCTCATATAGTGAACACTCATCCTTTTATGAATACGGTCAGTCTTCCGATCATTGAGGATATGTTGGTCAAACTTTTGCCGGTTTACAATCGTCCCACTCCTCTTATCAACGTTTATAAGAACACTCATTTGCCTGGTATTACTAAATCAGATACCAAATTTCACGCTGCATTGCCTGCAGTCTTGCCTGAACGACAATTCAAAGTTCACAAGAAGATCTCTGAGTGTATTTCTTTTAACAAACAGCATTCTGGTTCCACGACCGAGATGGTCAATGCTATGGTCAAGCGCTATGGTCAACACGTTGTGGATATGCCTTTGCATAAAGCCAGGGCTGCTGCTGAGGAGTTACATCATACTTTAGCCGAAAACTTGTTCCCGAAGGAAAAGGATCCTTGGGCCAAGTATATGTCCTATTATCAAGCTGTCAC